CGACACGTCTGAACTTTCAGTTCGACATCATGGCTAGATTCTGCGCTTCCCAACAGGGTTGTCGTATTGCGCCGGGTCCAGACGGTAACCTAGAAGTAGAGGTTACCATCCGGGACGACGCTCCCGCCGAGCTTCACGCTCCGTCGGAGTCACTACCAGGTTACTGTCTCACTCAGAACGTCGCCCAGTCTTTGGCGGCGAACGATGAGCAGTTTATCCTTGCCTTCGAACTTCTTTGCTCAGCCCTGCCCAACGCAGGCCGCAATACAACGGTAAGGGACCTGGCTTTGGCCACCACCCATTCTTTCGGGGTTTGGTGGTCCGGGAGGAAATCGCCAACTATAGTCAGGAAAGCCAACCTAGACGATAGTACCCTCTTCCCCATATACCTCGTTTACGTCAACAGAGACGAGGCAACGGACCACTGTGTAGGTTTCATCGAGGCCAACCTACAACAGTTGTCCGGCACTTTCACCGGACTTGGAGGGTCTCGAAACAAGCGTCCCATAGGGGCGTACTCCAAGTCGTTCGTCCACCCGTCAGAGTGGGCGACCTCCCTCCTGCAAAGGGGGGAGCGGTTTTCTGACGAAGCCATTCTATCGGCTTGGCGCCGAGCGGGATCCCCCGAGCGTCTTCCAGACAAGACCTTGGACGGGTGGGTCTCCAAGGGCGGTAGGTACCTTAAGTTCACTCTCGCTTATAGGAGACTGTATAGGGCCGGTTCATTCAGGCCCCCTAAAGGGGGCTCCCGGCCCGTTCCTCCTTCTTCCTCCCGCCCTCAACCATCGACCCCTCCCAAAGGGCCGGCCCCTTTGCAGGGGTCTCCTACCCTCCATTTGGAGCGTCTTAGCCGGCTCGAAGCCCACGTTCCCGGGGGGGATCTTCGATGGGACCCCGTGGCCTCCAAGGCCACCTCTATCCCCCCGCCTTCCACGTGGGAGCACTACAACGAGCTCGTCGAGTCCATTCCTCCATCGGATTGGGCTGACCACGTCGCTTTGGGCTCCGCCAGCCCCATTATTAGCTGGCGCAAGGAACAGCGTACTCCCCGCCCCATCGTCATGTCTCCCGGCGCCAACTCCGCCGTTCCCGTTCCGATGGAGACCACCAGTGAGGACATGGATTACATGTCCTGGATTGACAAGGCGTTTCAGCTTCACGCCTCCGACAAGGACCTACGGGAAACTCCTCTGGTCGGGACTTTCTTCAGGGAGGGCCGGGTCCATGGGTCTGGCGGTCGCCTCTACCGCCCTACGTTGCGCATCGGGCACAAGACGCCCGGGGGAAGCTGGGCCCCGAAGCCTCTCACTAGGGGTCATCGCCTCGGGGCGCTGGCGAGGAACATCACGCAGGCCGTCGCAGCGAGGGTCGCTTTGGACCACGCGGCCGCCGAGGGAGTCACGGTCTATGAAGTCGGGGGGCGCAGCCACCGCCAGTTCGGCTGCAAGGGGGAGTGCTACACGCACAGCTGTTGCCCTTCTATCGACAGGGCAGACAGCGAACGTCGACGCGCTGACGCCAGTGCCACCGGAGTTCCCTTCACCCCCGACTTCTGCACGAACCTGGCTCAAGACTGCCCGATCTTGGGTGCCGCTGTCCTTTCGCCTGAACCGCTCGTCATCCTTGGTAGGGACGTCACTTACCACACGGACCTCTCCGACTTTCTTCGCTCCATCTTGAGAACGAGGCGTGGTTTTCAGTATTCCACCAGGATAGTACTCCAGTATCGCGACTACACCGACCTTAAGCCCGGGGCTTACAACTTGCCGCCCGGTAATCCCGAAGAGTACGTGGTCATCGGGGAGGATAGCATGAGAGCTTACGCTAGGGGCAACATGGCCTGCTACGCCCACAGCAAGAATAGGCCCTCTTTCTGGAAGCTCGGGAGATGGGAGGAACTTTGTCAGGTGGACCGTTCCCACGCCGGGATGCTCTCTTCCGGGTCGTGGTCTACTCCTGTTGGCCGTGCCCCAGTTCCCACCACGGGGTCCTCTTCTTTCCCGTACCGCCGTCAAGCGTATGTGCAGACCCAGGGGACCCCGCAGAAGGACGACCCACCGGACTACTTTAGGAGAGCCCCCGCCACTTCTGCCCCTGCTTCAACAGGGGCCCCGAAGCGGGCGCCTGCTGCCAGGGCGGGGGGTTCTCCTCCCGCCTACACCTCCAGTCCTTTCACCGTCCATTCCGTTCCTGCGGCCCCACAGGTCTCCTGCTCCTCCAGCTCTTTGCCAGTCTCCAGGGCTGGGCCCCCCTCTCCTAGTGCTGGATCGGTGAGCACCACTCTGGATGGGCCCGTGGTGCCTCGCTACAGGCCCAAACCCCCCCCCACCACTTTGGGTTGCTACGACCTCCTCGCGGGCTTCGAAGCATTTAGGGGGGTCCCCTTTCCGGAGACGGAACTCGCTTGGGCCGGGACCGGAGGGATTTGGGCGGGAACAGGGGCTCGCGAACTCTCGGGAGACGAGTCTCACGGGATACCCGCCCCGCTCGCCGTGAAGGTCATGTCCACCCTGCTGACCAAACTGCAGGAAGCTCCTGGCGGCCCTGACAGAATGACTCCGTTCATCACCAACGCGGTGAGGAGTTTGGATCTGTCATCCATCCAGGCAGTCGCTGTTCAGGCAGAGGCGGTCAGGTGGTACAAGGTCGCTAGTAGGTGTCTGGACATATGGCATCAAGAGCGGATCGATTTTGAGGGCCGGTCTTTCCAGCGACCAGAGCTGGATTCCAGAAAGAGGCGCACTAAGTACTGGGACATCAAGGGGCATTTTGGAAACGTCATTTCCGAGGTTTCCCTTTTCCTCCAGTACGGTGCCAAGAGGCACTCTTGCGTCCAGAGGTGGCCCCCCCACACCTTAGGGCCTTGCCTAGGCGTCACTCACGACTTGCCCAGGCCCAGCAACCTCTTCTTCGCGGAGACTAGGGCTGAGGCCCGTCAGCTCCTGAGAGACTTCCAGGAGTCTTCCAGGGGGTTGTCCGTTGCCGCAGTCTACATAAGGAAGGAGAGCTCCCCTTTCGAGCTTCCAACCTGTGCCGGCATCTCCAGGACGTTGGTCCGTCGTGTTGGTCCCTCTTTTGAGACCACTCCTGCCTGCCCCCAAACCTGCACTGCGAACGCTCTTCTGGGCTTCGTTGGTCGCCAGCTGGGGAAAGAGGAGAGGCCCATGCCCGACCTCAACGCCATCGAGGAGGTTGCCCCTTTGCTGATAGACACTTTCTGTCACGCAGACTTCAACCCCCTTCTCATCGTGCACGAGATCAAACCCGTGTACGGCGAGTTTCCCATCGGCCACATTCCTACTACGGAGGAATGGCTTAGGGGGTACAAGGGCACCAATGGCAAGGACTTGGTCCGGAGCTTGCTCGAGGCGAATCTTGGGGCCCACTCCACCGCGGCAGTCACCGCCTTCGTGAAGAAGGAGTTCCAGGGTTATTACCTCCCCGGTTGCGAAGCCCCCGAGGACAAGATCCCTCGGATCATATCCGATCGCCACAAGTCTGTGAAGGGCCCTTGCATAGGCATTACGGCTGCCATCGGCAAGGTTTTGGCGAGTCGGTTCCCTGCCTACGGGGTATACGACTCCCCCGCCGACACCATTTCCCAGGTGCAGGCTTTCTCGTCCCGGCATCACCTCCCTTCCTTGTCCACCTTGTCTTTCGACATTTCAAGGATGGACGGACATTTGTGTCCCGCTTTGAGAGAGCAGCTGGTGGCATTCCTCCTCTCCGTGCTCCACCTCATCCTCGACGAAGTTGGAGACCCTGTTTCCAACCAGCAGGCCGAACTTTTCGAGAAGGTTTTGGAGAAGTCGGGGGAATGCACCTACAGGGTGGGAGGCAATCCCCGCTCGGCCTATTCGGCTTTCGAGTCAACGTGGGTTTTCGAGCTCCTGGGTTCCAACTGCTCTGGAGACTTCTGGACCACCCTTTTCAACACCACAACCAGCCTCTTCTTCCACGCCAAAGTGGCCAAGGTTATGGGGCTGGATCCTACCGAGTGGTTCGTGAAGGTTTGCGGGGACGACGGCCTCGTCATCGGGCCTCAGGGGAAAACTGCCGAGTATTCCGCCATGTTTGTCAGGGTCGCATCGTCTCTCGGATTCATCGCCACCACCGAGTCCGGGGTTCTTACGGGAGACGGCAACCGAGTCTCTTACTGCTCCAGGCATGTGTACGCTTGGTACGAAGGTCCAGAGGTTGTCGCCGCTTTTCCCCGCTTGCTCGGGAAGGCCATGTTGAACCTCAACCACACCCTGGCCAACTTCAACTGCATTCACTCTTATGTGAAGGCAAAATGCACATCAGACATGATGTGGGCCAGGGGGTGGCCAGTCGCTCAAGCCCTGGTCGTCGGCACCCTGGAACAACCAAACGTTGCCAAAGCCGGGTACGAGGTCGACCGCGACACCGGCTACAAGATCCTGGGCTACCAGGCGGACGGTCTCGATCTACGGGCCCTCAAGAAGAAGGCGAGAGCCGCCGCCTCCTCCGTCGCTCTCACTTGGAAAGAGCCTTCACCGGAGTGCCGTCTCGAGTTCTACGCCCACACCGGCGTAAGTCCCGATCAACAGCTTGCCATGGAGCAAGTGTTGCGGCTTAGGGCCAGACGCGGGGAGAATTTCCTCGACTATGAGGTCGGGGATCTCCTTCTTCTGCGCTGACCTAGGTCTAAGGCCCCTAACTGGTTCACGACCAGGCCTATACCGGGTTAAATTGTGGTGCTGCTCTGGCCACCAGAGGTTCATGCCTTGAGCCATTGAGCGGCACTCTCGGGCCCCCGAATTCGGCTCACAACCGATGCCCTACAGGGTGAAAGGTGACCGCTGTACATTATCTATGTCAATTGAATCACCGCCCACTTTGCGTTTGCCCCCAGTTTCACCGTCCCCCATAGGGTTTCAAGCTACCGGCGATTGTACTATAACTTCGCCCGTCGGCAAGCTTGGCTGTTCTTGCTTCTGTTGGAAAGATGCCCAAAATGGGAGGGACTCTGGTTTACAACAACGGCCCCAAGAAGGGCCAGGCTGCCTCACAGAAGGCGCAGGGGACCGGCGGGTTGCCGGCTACTCAAGTCAGCTTCGGCCGCAAGAGGAGCCCAGCCACAAAGTCTTCCGCAAACATGCCTCAGTTGTCTCTCGCCTCTCGACAGCATCCATACCTGGACATGCTCCAGGATCCTCAGAAAGCCCCGAGCGCGCTCCCCCCGGTGGTTTTGCCGGCTAGGGCAGTGGCTGACAAGGTCTACCAGGAAGTGCTTCTCAGCACCGACTCCAGCGGTAACGCCGCCGTTATCATACGGCCTCATCTTAACGCTATGATCTATACTGCCACTACCTTTTCCGGAACCTCCATAGCCACGGGGGCCTACTCCAGCGCCTCCCAGTACAATTCCTTCAATGCGAACTTCCAGGGGTTCATCCCCCTGGTACTGGACGTTGAAGCTCGGTACACTGGTTCAGTCCAGTCAACTTCTGGCCGTTTCTACGGCCAGTCCGGCGTCCCAGGCAATACGCTCACCCCAGACGTCGCCTCCTTCCCGCAGGAGGACTTTGGGTGTGAGTCCATCGCTTCCGACGGCGCCAGTTGCACCTGGTACTCCACTTCCCCAGTGTGGAACAATCCTCAGCCCGGCACCCTTAATACGGTGCCTACTGAGTGGGGAGACATCGCTGTATGTATCGCCCTCATCGGCGGTCCCGCTTCTATCACCAATTTGGTGTCTGTGGGGGTCTACCTTCACTTCGCCGCTTTTCCCAAAGCAGGCGTGGTAGGCCTAGTCCCATCGGCTATAACCGCCGACACCAATGCAGCCATGGTGGCTGGCCTCATGGCTTCGGCCACTTCTGGGCCAGCCGCCGGTTCTATGTCTGCTAAGGAGCGCGCCCAACACCGCCGGAAGAAAATCCGCATCCAGGACGTCATCAAGACCGGTGGCAAGGTTTTGGGTACAATTGCCCCATACCTTGGCAATGCCGGAGACGCTGCATCCATTTTAGCCTCGCTAATGGTATGACCGCTTCTTGCCTGGTGCTGTATATTCCTAGGACTAGCCTTCAGCTTTGCGATCATCAGGCTTACCATGTAAAGGAATATTGCCCGCCTCGGAGGCATCGTATCCGGGCGTGAGCCATTGCGTTAACTGGCCGCGAGACAACGCGTCACGAACCCGAGAGCGAACTCGGTAATCAATCTCCGCGTGAGTGCCAGCGGGCTATAAAATGACCTCTCTACAAGCGTG